AAATGTATCGAATGGTGCCAATGCAATAGTATTGCCTACAGCAGTTGCAGGAATGTCTATTTACATTACCAATTCAAGTGCAAATGGACTAAATGTATTTCCTGCAACAGGAGCAGCAATTAATGGTGGTGGCGCAAATGCAGGTATAGTACAGGGTGCGGGTGGTACGCTTAACTATATTGCATCATCAGCTACACAATGGTATACAGTAGGTGCAACCTACGCATAGAGGTAAAATATGGTAACACTTGAATTATTAATGGCAATGTGCCCAAAAACAAAACGCACTATATTAGAAGGTTATGTAGAACCACTAAACACAGTAGCACAATATTATGAAATGTTTGAAAATCCTCGCAGAGTTGCAGGGTTTTTAGCACAGATAGCACATGAATCAGGTGGATTTACTGCTGTAGTTGAAAATTTAAACTATAGTGCTAAAGGACTAATGACTACATTTAAGAAGTATTTTCCAACTGAAGAATTAGCAAAACAATATGAACGCAAACCTCAAATGATTGCAAATCGTGTTTATGCTAATCGCATGAAAAACGGCGATGAAGCAAGTGGTGATGGATTTAAATTTAGAGGGCGTGGATTGATTCAGTTGACTGGTCGTGATAACTATACTAGATTTGCAGAAGCACTAGATATGGATATTGACAGTACGATTGCCTACTTAGAAACACCAAATGGTGCTGTAGCAAGTGCAGGTTGGTTTTGGGATAATAATAAATTAAATCAATTTTGTGATAAAGATGATTTTATTACTTTGACTAAACGCATCAATGGTGGTACAATAGGATTAGCAGACAGACAACATCACTATCATGTCGCACTACAACATTTGGGCGCACATTAAAATGGCACAACCAATTTGGATTACGCCTTCAGGTGTTGTAAATCAAACAATTTATTCTTTGGGAACTTTTCCAAATTCTTCGCTTTTAGAAATACAGTTAGAGGCGCAAGCAGTAGTTCCGGCGGTTTCAGTTACATACTCTTTGTTAAGCGGATCCTTACCCGGTCAAGTTCAATTAACTGTCGATGGTTTATTGATTGGCGCAATAGGACTTGTTGAAGAAGATGATACATATACTTTTGCAGTACGAGCCACTGATAATGAAGGCAATATTAGGGACAGAACATTTAGCATTACTGTAACAGGATCCTTGCAACCCTCATTTTTAACTCCCGGCGGTAGTATAATTGACACTCCTGACAGTATTTGGATATCGTATGAAATACAAATTGATAATCCTAATCCAACTAATCCTTATATAATAAGAGTGTTAGATGGTACTTTACCACCCGGATTAGAAATAAATAGTCAAGGATTGATTCGCGGATATGCACAACCTCCAATAGTTACAGTTACAGTGCCTTCAGTCGTAACAGCTACCACTGTTGCTGAAACTACAAATATTTTAACTTGTCTAAGCACAACAGGATTTTCTCCTGGTAGAGAAGTTGTTTTCACTGGAGTTACAGTTTTTGGGGGATTAGAGTCGGGAACTACCTATTACATTAAATCAGTCATTAATAGTTCACAATTTACAATTTCTTCTACTCCAAATGGTCCTACATTAATATTAACTAGTGGTACAGGTTTTATGACAACAACCTTAGCTGCAACAACTACAGGACAACCAACATTAAGAACATATAATTTTACTTTGCAGTTAGAAAGTCCTTTAGGAAACGATTTAAGTGCATATTCAATTACAGTACGCAATCAAAATTTAGCAACGTCATTAGGTGGATTAGGTACTCCTGCAAATAGTAGAGTACCTGCAATTTTAAATACTAGACCCGAAACCTTTAATTTAAACAACAGCAATCAATATTATGGGTATTATATTTTGCCTCCGCCCGGAAGTCCTTATAACACATATCCATTGACAGTGCCTGCTTACATTGGAAAAATAGAAAGTGATAATTATTTTGCTTTTAAAATCATCGGTTTCGATTTTGATGGAAATGAATTAAGTTATGTTTATTCTGGCTTGCCTTTAGGATTGGTGGGAGATCCTGTCACAGGATGGATCAAGGGCACTCCTATATTATCTGCAACTGGCATCAACCAATTTGGTTTCAGTGTAGCAGTATACAAAACAGATAATTCTTCTATTCAATCTCCATTTATAAGTTTTTCTTTTAACATTGCTAATGACATCGATGGTACAATTACATGGATTACACCGACTGATTTGGGTAGTATTTTCAACGGAACAATTAGCACAAAAAGTGTAGAGGCTGAATGTGATGTGAGTTTATTATACAGAGTTGTAGGTAGTTTACCTTTACCCCCAAATTTAACTTTACTATCAAATGGTGAAATTACAGGTTATGTAGCAAGCCAGCCTACTGATGTTTTGCTTCCTCAAGGAGCAAACACTACATTTTTATTTACGATTGAAGCATATTCTCCAATCTACCCTATCATAAAATCTGAAAGAACATTTACATTAGAAGTACAGCAACGGTATGCTCAACCAACTGACATATTATACATTAAAGCAACCCCTAGTATTAATGATAGACAGATTATTGCTACATTGTTAGATGGGCCACTTAGTGATTCAATGATACCAACTTCATATTTATATAGACCCGATGATGTTTATTTTGGTAAAGCAACAGATGTAATTTATGAACATGCATATGGAATTTATGCTAGTGACATAGATGAATATTTGGCAGCAGTAACTAAAAATCATTATTGGAGAAATATTACATTGGGTGAATTAAAAACAGCCCAAGCTAGAAATGAAGCTGGCGAAGTTGTTTATGAAGTTGTATACAGTCAGGTGGTGGATAATTTATTAAATCCACAGGGGATAAGTGTTAGTGAAGAAATTTATTGGCCAAGACCAATCAATTTATTTTTAGGACCATGGTATACAAGTATTACTGATATATATACCAGTTATGCAAGTATTTTAGGACAAGATTATTACACCAGTTTAACCCCTGGGTTTGCAAGAACGCTTTATCCAAATAGTTTGTTTAACATGCGTAATAGAGTTGGACAAGTTTTGGGCCAAGAGTTTGACAGCAGTTTGTTGCCTTTATGGATGACCAGTCAACAAGCTAATGGCAGCACCTTAGGTTATACACAGGCGTGGGTGATATGTTATACAAAGCCAGGCTATGCTGAAATTATTAAAAACAATATAAACACACTATGGAAAAAGCCTGATGGAAGTCCTTACTCATTAAATGAAATCAATTTCAAAATAGATAGATTCTCAGTTGATAAAAGTATTACTTATAACTATGATAAAAACACAAGTCCTCCTGCTTGGACAGGATTACCGAGTGCTAGCCCAGTACCTGATCCATTGAATAGCAAAGATTTTTATGTATTATTCCCTAGACAAACAATTTTACCCAATGAAAATGAATAATAAATACTATACGGAATAAAAATATGAGTTCAATCAACACAAACGGAATTGATGTAAATTACCCTATACCCGGGCAAAATAATAGTTCTCAGGGATTTAGAAATAATTTTGCTGCTATTAAAACCAATTTGGATTTAGCTGGCAATGAAATATCCGACCTTCAAAACAAAGTTGTAGTAAAAAGTGCGTTAAACAATACAACAGTAAACAATGATATGGGCAATACTTTAATTAGTAATGCCTCAACTAGAAGTTTTAGAGCTACAACTTATAATCTCGGTAACGCATTGGCTGGTACTGTTTTAATTGATGTTAGTTTAGGTGATGTGCAATATGGCACAATTGCAGGTGATGTACAGCTTCAATTTGGTAGTTGGGCACCAGTCGGCACACAAAGTAATGTACAGTTAAATTTTGCTGTAAGTAATACATTAGCAAAAATTACTTTCCCGACAGAGGTTGTTTATTCTAACAATAATTACGGTTTAACAACAGTTGAAAATTATGGTGGAGGCGCCGGCGCAGGAAATATTAGTGTCCCGTATGGAGTTTCAGAACTAAATTTTGGGTTTAGTACATTAGATTGCGGTGACACAATTGCAGTCGCTCCAACTAACAGACCTAGACAGTCAACACAAATACAACAAAGACGACCTGCTCCTACAGGATTTCAAGGTGATGTAGTTGGAACAACCTGTGTTGATCCGGGCGCAGTGCAATTGACTGTATCAAACACTTATGCAAACGATAGGATATCAACAACAAGCACTTCAAGTTTGTATATTGATCAACCTGTTGTTTTTACAGGTACCGCATTTGGTGGCGTAACCGCAGGAACTACTTATTATGTTGCAGCTATTCCTTCAAGTACAGATTTTACAATAGCAACAAGTCCAGGCGGGGCCAATGTTAACTTATCAGCCGCTTCAGGCACGATGTACGCAAATCCAGTACAATATTTTTATGTAGCAACACAAGATTATAATTCCACAGAATATACAAAAACAGTTTCTCAAACAATACCAACTATCACATTAAGCGGTGTTACAATTACAGGAACAGCTGGGCAATTTGGTTGTACTGCGGCAAGTGAAACCTTAGTTGTTGGACAACCCGTTACCATATCAGGTACATTCGGTGGTACAGGAAGTATAACAGGCTATGCAGATCCTACAACATATTATATTGTTGCAACAAACGGATCAAGTACTTTCACATTATCAACTACAGTTGGTGGGGGAGGTGTCACAACAACTGCTGGCACACCAACTGGCTTAACATATACTGTTGCGACAAATGTTGTAATACTTGATAATACAACTAGTTTAGTTGTTAATGCTCCTGTAATTTTTACAGGTGATACCGATGTTGCCAATACATTAATTGTATCAGAATCAGTTTACTATGTTAAAACTATTCCAGACGGCACATCTATTACACTTAGTAGAAGTCGAACCAATGGTGTAGCTGACTCTACAGTAACATTGGGGGCATGGGCAGCTGGCAATAGTTTCAGTGCTACATCATATGTAGGAAGTGACATATGGAAAAGAGTAGCACTCAATTCTTGGTAATAAATATTTAGGTGCAACATCCATTCGTTCAAGATTTATCAGACAAAACCTTAGAAGAACTTCAGAAATCTATTACTGAGTTGAATACAAGGTTGACTTTTGCCTATAGAACAGGTAATAGTGCTCTTATACATCAAGTAAACATGGTTATG